CTAATTCTGAAAGATCTACAGTTATTTCTTCATCATTATACTTAAATGTATAATCTTTACCATACCCTAAAACCCTAGCAGATATCATAATTGCATTTTTATCTCCTACAACTAAATCATCGTAATTGATTTTGGTAACAATTAAAGCTTTTAATAGCCTATCAATAACGGTTCCGTCCTTAATATAGTTTTGATTAGTTAAAATATCTTCTTCTTTAGCTGTCATGTATCTCATTTCAACTGTTCCCGAAGATAAGGGATTGTCTTTTGGGTAGACTAAACCTTTTGAGGGGAGTTCTACTTGTTCAGTGGGGAATTTTAATTCACTCATATAAATTTTATTTAGTTATAACTTTGTTATCATGTATACATATTAAATATAAGAAAGAGCTTGACGTTAGCCAAGCTCTCCTTAAAAATAATTTTCCTTTTTCTTAGAAATTTAACACGCAGTAATCCATTCCGATTGTTAAATCAATATTCATGGCTTCACCATCAGTATCCCAATTCATATCTCCGAATGATGCATCTTTAATAAATGCTCCTTTAATAATCCATTCTGATACTACATCACCTACAGGGCCTAATACATCGATGGTAAGATCTTTCTTATAGAAATCACTATAACCATCTCTACCAGTTACTGATTCGTGGTGTAAACGAACCCACTCCATAGTTGCTTGAGCACCTGATGGGGTAATTGGATCGAATAATTGCATCGTGATGTCATTCCATCTTAACTTACCTTTTACTTTACGGTACGTGTTAATGTGGTTAAGTGTGATTTCATCTTGTGCGAAACCTAGTCCGCTAATACCTTTAATGATATACGATGGAATCCCATCCACATACATTATAAACCTATTTGCTTGTTTTGGTTCAAATGCTGTGAAAAATATTTCGTTTGGATCTAGTACTGCCATTTTATGTTATGTTTTATTTTTTTTATTCAGTTATAAATATTGATCGTTTTAACTTTTATGCAGGAAATTCAGCTCCTGTTGGAAGTATGTTGAAATCCAAGTAAATGAATTCAGCTGTTTTTGTTGGTTGAACGTATATAGCGCCTCTCAATTCATTTCTATCGACTACATCGGGACCATTGTTTGACTCGTTCATTACAACTTTAAACGCGTATAAACCCTGTCTTTGTTGTACTGATTCTAAATATGGGTTAACCTGTGCTAAGAAAATGTTTCTTGTTGCTGCTGTATTTTGTTCAAATACTAAATTATCAGCTACTTGTGAAATGTAATTCTTTAATGTAATTAACAATCTTCTAACATTTACTCTATCAAGCGCTGATGCTTGAGTTTGTAGTGTTTTCTGACCAAATACTACTACTCCTCTTCCGGGGAATGTAGCTATTGGGTTAACTTTATTTTGATATAATGTATCTCTATTAGTTTGTGTTAATTTTCTTTCTGCTTGAACTACAACACCTAATCCACCTCTGTTAATACCTGCAGGAGCAAACCATGCTTCTGCTGTTCTATCATTGGCTGCATAAACTCCTGGAATTAAGGTTGATGCTGGAACCCAAACTCTTTGTCCTGAATCTGGATCAGTTACCATACACCATGGCCAATATGAGGCTGCGTATGATGTGTCTTTACTATTAGCTGTACCCGTAACGGCTGTGATTGAAGAATCATAAGGTTCTAGATCTAAAATTACGATATTATCTCCTCTATTTTCTGTATTTGATACTAAAGTATTTAATACTGAACTGTAATCTGCTTGGTATAAACCAGGTGCTGATATAAGGTTATATCTGTAATCGTCTTTATTAGCTAATAGGTTAAATGTGTCTGTGTAGTTACCACCAACTAATCCTTGAGTATCTGTACCATCAATTTCATTGTAATACTTTCCAGTTCCTGTTAATATAGTTCCTACAGCATCCCCAAATGAACCTGATCCTGCTACTGGGATAGAAGCTGTATATTGAGGTTTTGCAGCACCACTATTATCAAAATAGTCTGGTGTTTTATAATTTACTTCTTTTACTCTAATATATCTTGAAGCATTTGGATATGAACCTGAAGTTTGTAAATATACATCAGTTGATCCTGCTCCTCTTAATACTTGTGTTTGATCACCAATTATTCTAGAAATATAATTTGAAGATTTTGGATCTAAGGATACGTTATTAAATTGTTCAAGAACAGATTTTGCTCTTGTAGTATCGTTACCCTGTCTTACAATCACACTAAATGTACCTGAACCTGTATCTGGTGATACAATTTCCCATCTAATGTTATTTGTAGTTCCGTTAGTTAAAGCACCTTGGGAATTTTGAGCTCCAGCACTATTCATAATAATACCTTGACCTATTGTTTCTAAAGTAAATGCGTTTGCATCTTCAATATTAGCATCTACTAATGTTAATACTAAATCGGCTGTTGATGAACCTATAGAAGCTAAAGCTACGGTTGTTGTATCTCCTACAGCATATCCGGTACCTGCATCTTGAACTGTAATTGCTGTTGGTTCAACGAATAAATTACCTTCAATTAATGTAATTGCTGCTGCTGTTGAATTTTGCAGCATTGCAGCTGAAACTGTTACTACTAAATCTGCAGCTGCGCCTGTAAATCCTGCTGTTATTAAATCTGCAGCTGTTATTGTAATAGTGTCATTTAAGACATATCCAGTACCAATTGAAGCTACTGCTACTGCCGATAAAGCATTTGCACCATCACCGGTTATAGTTAATGTTGCTCCTGTACCTGTTCCTGATGTTGAAGTTTGTGCTATTGTAAAAGGACCTGTAACGTTTCCGATTGCGGTTGCTGCTGTCTCTGCTAAAATGTCATCTGCGTTTATTAACTGTCCAGTTCCTAAAGCTCCAGCTGCTATTGCTAAAACATCACCTGCTATAAACCCTGACCCAGTTGATGTAACTGTTATACCTGTTATAGTTGGAGCAGTTGTTCCTGTTACTACTACTGTAGCTACAGCACCTGTTCCAGTACCATCAGCTAAAGCAACTCCTGTATAAGAAGCAACTCCTGCATTTGTTGGGTTTGTTGTAATTTCTGAAAGTAAATCATCAGCTGTTACTACTAACTTTCCGTTTGCGGTTGATGTTACTACATCTAAGCTTACTCCTGTACCTGTACCAGATGTAGTTGTTGCTACATCAGAATAAGTACCAGCAGTACCACCTTCTCCACCACTAGTAAATGAACCTAATAGGTTAGTTCCAACATTAACGGCACCACTCTCTTGATCATTGTAGATTCGTGAAGAGGTTGCAGCTGTAAATGAACCTGAGGCTACTCTAGTTATAATTAAAGAAGTACCCCCATTTTGGAAGTAGTTGTATGCTGAAATGGATGTTAGGAATGTGTACTCATCTGAACCACTATCAAATGTAGTACCAAAGTTAGCCTGATACTCACTGTAAGTGGTAATAAGTTTTGGTATACCTACTTGACCTTTTACAGTAGGACCTACTAAAGCCGCTCCTGCTTGTATGGGTTGAGAAGTTACTTGAGATTGATCGTTCTCTCTTGCTAATACTCCTGGGGAAATTAATGTTTCTGCCATGTTATGTAGTTGTTATATTTTGATAATAAATATATGATTTTTCTTCAAAAATTTACTCGTTTGGGAGAAATTCGCCTTTTTCTAAAGAAATGGAACCATTTCCATATTTTTCTTCTAATTCTTTAGCTAAACGTATTTCATCCTGTTGGAGTTGAAATAAATTACTTTTTAATTGGTCTTTTCGCAAATTGAGAGTCATTATTTGAGTCTCAGTATTTCCAATAACGCTTGTTAATTCAGCATAACCATTTTTTAAGTTAGTTAAATTATCAATTTCTTCTTGTGTTAATTTTGTCATTTATTATACGTATTTAAATTATGTTTAAAATGCTATTTGCTGTAATCTTTGATTATAAATATCAAGAAAATTTTTCTAATTGACGATCTACGGCATCAATTACTATTTGGGATGTTATAGATTTAGTACATTCAAAATGTCTTGGACTGTCTTTATGTTCGGGGCACCATTCCCAATCTCCAGCATCTAACCTTGTAAAATTAAAACAACCTCCACATTTATCTGCGGGTGCTGATATTCTTTCACAATCTTCAAATTCACTGTAAGCTTCACTAAACCCTGATATTAGGATTGTTGGGCAATCTACTGCCCAACTTAACCAACTTAAACCACTTCCTAACCCTATAAATGCTTTAGCATTCATTAAATCATTAGCTCTTTCACTTAATGGGAAATTCCCGGTTTTATCAATAACATTAGTTAAGGTTCCCCCCAATTTAGAATCATGCCATTTATCTCCTAAGGGTTCCTGAGTAATCATTACTACTTTGTAGCCTTTACTATTTAAATAATTAATAACGTTTTGCCACCCGCCTTTATAATTCCAATACTTAGCATGAGATGAAGCATGGGGGGCTATACAAACGTAATCTCCCTCAATGGTAGGTCCTGTATTTTTAAATGTATGTCTAGGTTTTACTTCTTTATAATTAATGCCTAAAATGTCAGATGCTGTTTTACTTAAAGGATTTTTTCTAAAGTTTAATGGGTTTTTAGAATAGTCTACCTTACCGTCTTCTCCATAGTGCCATCCTACTTCATACATGGCATATAAATCAAATATTTCAGTACCTGGAGAGACAAATTTAATATCTGGGTATTTAGATTCAAACATTTCATTGTGGAAGGTTGATATAACTAATTCACATTTATGGGTTGTTCTAAATTCTTCTAACTGAGGAACCCAAGATAAGGTATCACCTAAAGCACTTGAAGCTAAATGAATATAAACTTTTTGATTTTCTGCGTTATACTTATGCTCAAATACAACTTCTTTAGTATCTACGTCTGTAACTTTTATTAAATAATCAATAAAATATTGAATATTAGTCTTACACCACATATTATTAGTAATTATATTTTCGTAAATTACATCTCCTGTGTTTTGGTTAATAAAATTTACGGAATATTTAGTTGGGTTATCTCCTAATACTTCAAATCTACAACCTTTAATAAAATTGTATTTAAAAGTGTTTTTTTTAGTTAAAGAGGGTATTAGAGATTTAACTAAATTATTATATTCTTTTATTAAAACTTCTTTCATATCATTAAATAATCATTTGTTTCTATTTGTTTTTGTAAAATTCTATACCCTAATGATTGAAGATAAGGAACTGCATTTTTTTCATTGTCTTCTAACCAAATTAATGGTTTATCTCTTAATAATAATTCTCGCATACCCTCAAAAGCAGACAATTCATGCCCTTCGACATCAATTTTAATAAATTCTACTTTTTTATCAAAATTAAAAGTATCTAAAGATAATACAATATTTGGATTTTCGCTTTCAGGTACGATTGATACTACACCACTATTAAATTCATGTCCATTATTAAAATGAACTATACTATTTCTACTCCCAACTCCTAAATTAAAACATTTAATATTATTATAACGTTGGGTGTTTTGTTTTAATAGATTATAATTTTCTGGGAATGGTTCAAAAGCATATATTTCTATTTCTGT